CATGACCCCTGTTGGAAAATAATGACTATAAGCGATACCGTCGATAAAGACAGGCTTGAGGAAGTCATGTACTTCCCAAGACTCGTAAGGAAGATCTTCATATTTAATTAACCCTTCTAGTTTCGGATCATTTTCAATAGCCCTCTGGATGCGCTGTTCGTGGTTGCCCAAACAAAGAACGAGGCGAGGCTTATATTGTTTCTTCTTAGTTTTCTTAGCGTCATGGTTGAATTCAAAAAGCGGGGCAAGGAGTTTGTCCATCGCTTTCCGCGCAACTGCAATGTCTTTTGTGTAACGCCTACCTTCAAACGATTTCTTCCCCACATCATAGGAACTCAAACTTTCCATATCAACAAAGTCACCAAGATGTACAACCACATCTGGCTTCTTCTCTATAATGTAGCGCCCTATCCTAGTTAGAAATTCTAGATCATCACCCTCTTTTACTTGCATGTCTGGCAGGATTAAATGTTTAACCATAAGTTTTCTGTATCCAATCTGAAAATTTTAATAGATCCTCTTTAGATGCTGTAAACTTCATTGAGTTTGCTTTGTGGCTGATAACCTGAACATTACCTTTAATATATCCTTTAGATTGATCTATTCTGTCTAGTGAATAACTATTATCTTTTCCACCAGCTCCAGAACCTTGGTTATACTCTAACTTAATTCCTAATATTGGACAATGTGTTGGAAGTATAATGTCATCTTTAGTAATATCAAAATCTTGATTTCGTTTTTTAGCTCTTTGTTTAGCCACGGATATTAATTTAGAATCTATATTTTCTCTACACCATTCAAGATAGTACGCTTTGTTTGAATGGTAATGTTCTTTACTACGTTTCTTTTTCTTCTCATCCTGTTCTTCCACAGTAAATCGCTTTTTACCAGCCACTAGATACTTTCGGGATCACAAGATGTTTAATCAAGATAGGTAGCCTCAATCAAATGATCACCTTCATAGTGAATGTAGAGATTTGCTTCTTCTTTAGTTTTAAACTGTTTAATCACAACCTCACCATCTGAGTACTGCAATTTAACTGTGATCATTTACTCTCCTCTATCCAACTCTGAATAACATCAAGATCTTTTATAGAACAATATTTAAATCCATTTTTAATAGCCCAAGCTTCATGAGTTGTCTTCATACCCCCACACAATTTTTTATTGTTTGCAAAGATAAAGCGAAGATCAATCTCAGGAAACTGTTGTTTAATTAGAATGTATTTATTACGTTCTTGTGAGTCGCTTAGATAGCCTTTTGTCTCTAGCAGTATGTTCTTAGGTAATGTCCAATCCACAGTATAAACATGTTTGGATTCTGGTACGATATAATTAATCTTAGTTACTTCATAATCATATTCAGCTTTACCTTCTTTAAGAATATCCTCAAAGGTTAACTCTAACTTACTCCTGCGTTTTTTATCACTCATACATTCACCAAGTCAAGTGATGATGGTTTAGATGCATACATGCCTTGTGAATCCCATTGACACACATACCATGTATCATCGTCTTCTGAGTAGTAAGCGCCGTTTATGTATCGCTCGTAAAATATTTCATAGATTCTAACATCGGACCCAGCACGAGTTCTAACTCCTTTGGTAAAATCAACTCGGAACTTTGTAGTTTTTGTGCCCATGTGACTCCTTCTTCTTGACATATCCAAAGACATATTCCATTCATAAGGAATCGTTTTGGATCATCATATTTATTATAGACAAGATCAAATAGATCCTGTTCGTTCTCTGCAGAACTAAGATATTTCTTGGATTTTACAGGGCCAAGACCAGCAATACCAAAAATATTGTCGGTAGAATCCCCAATGAGCATTTGAGAATAGAAATGTACTAGCCCCTCTTCGTGGGTTATTTTAGTTAGATCGCCAAACTGCTGTTTTTTCCAGTTGAAATGATTACCCGGAATCATAAGTAGATCTTTGTCAAAAGAACATAGAACTGTTCCATCTGTCTGGTTAATACCTAGAAGATCGTCAGCTTCATAATATTCTTTGACTTTTGCGTTCCATTCTGTTATGAGATACTCTTTACACTCTTGCAACCATTGAGGTGGTAGCATGTCTTTGCGATTGGCTTTATACTCTGGATTAACTTCTTTACGGAAATTGCTCTTGGTAGAGAGGAAGATATTATATTCTTCACAATCACTAGCCTCAAGAATTTCACGTATTAGTTTATCACAGCGATGTAAAGCTACATCCAATGGATCTTCTTCTGCACAACTAGCTGCACACGGATAAGCAACCAAATCGCCGTCGATCAAGGCAATCATACTTTCATAGTCCTATCATGAACACCTACACCACCAACTTTGAACTGTGATTTGGTATAGATACGTATTACCCTACCAGAACCACACTTAGGACATTCCTGTGCATCAGTTAATCGTGTGAGTTTTTCATACTCATGATTACATTCCAAACATTTAAAATCGTACAATCGTAGGCTCATTCCTTTACTCCAGCATGTAATTCTTTATGGTGTTTTTGACATAGCCACACTACTTCTAAGGGCAAATCATAGGCTACATGATGAGCTACAACTTTAAGTGCTCCACAGTATTCACAAGGTGTTTTAATTAAGGTTCCTTTCTTTACAGCATATGTAACGGCATTAACAGCTTTTTGCCTTTCTGGATACTTGTTTCTATACTCAATTTGAATTCTGTGGGCTAACTCTTTTCGTTGCGTCAAATAGGTTCGAGTTTGTTCATAAGATGAATAGTAATTTGGATGTTCTTTTCTATGAAGAATTGAATATTTTTTAGTACAACTGATACATTTATTTAAATATCCATCAGCCATTTTGGGATGTTTGTAGAAAAGAGAAATCTCTTTCTCTTCTCCACATTTAAAGCATATCTTAGTATGGCACATCGCTGTTGTCATCCTCAGCATCTGTTACTGGTAGATCTGCTAGAGGAATAGGATCTACAGCTTTACCAAAGACATAGCTTTCTAGATCTTTAGCGTAGGCAATTACTTCTGCAGCACTCGGTGCTTTCTTATCTGTCTTGAGTGCTGAAACGGCAGTAGCTGCTGATGATTGGCGGACAATGAGAATCTGCCGCTGAGCGCGTTCTTCGGCAGTCTCATAGGTAGACTTAGGTGAAACACTGGCTTTGGAACCTGCGGCTGCTGGTGAAGCCTGAGAGGTATCCACAGAACTAGATGAAGCAACATTAGTCCAATCCCAATACCCTTTTTCATTCTTAATGAGTTCAACGTTATAAACCTCACCCTTTTTCGCATCAACCATTGTCTTGTAGACAACTGGGTTTGTAAATGACATAAGTTTCTTAGAGCTTACTTGACCTTTGACAAGATCCTTGTAAGCAATCTCAGCCATTTTATACTTGCCCTTGTCTTCTACATCAGCACTAATGAATTGAATTTGAATTTGCATATAATTCCTTTAATTAAATTGATATTGTATTAATAGTATAACACATATTTACAACTCTGTCAAATCTTTTAGATTTGGTCCTACTGAAACTTCTCCAAGCATAGGAAGATCCCATTTGATACCGTAAGCTTTCTCAATATTCTTGGGAAGATCCTTAAATACATCTAAGAAAATCTCCTGAACGGCATTGACTTCTTCTGGAGGTGAGTCGGAAGTGATACTATCGTGAATAGTGCTAATAAGTAAGCTACGCAACTTATACTTAGAAAAACGGGCAGCAGCACTAACCCTAGCGACAGCCATAACGTCCGCACCAAGACCTTGATTGGGATAGTTAGTAATTTCATATTCAGAGTATTCCTTTCCATGTCCTTTCTGATATTTGTTGAATTGATATGACCGTCCTAAAGGACTAGTTAATCGTCCAGTTTGATTTACCTCCTGCAAATATTTCATGTGAGTTTTATACAAGCCTTGATACTTAGCATAGTATTGATCAATTACATCTTGCCAGTATTTCTGAGAGGTGCTAACTGACATAAAATCAGGATCACGACTGTAAGCAAAGGCTGGTCCTCGATAGATCCAACGAAAAAGGAAGACTTTGGCGATTAGTCGTGATGGTAGATTAAACTTTGTCTGATTATCCTTATGAATATCAAATTTACTAGGATCATTAACTACATTATGCCACTCCTCAATACCAACTTTATCTTGACTAAGATGTAAGTACGTGACCCATTCAAGACTTTTGGCGTCTACGTTCACAATCATAATAGCTGTTCCAACCACGTTGCCCCATTAGAGTCTAAATCGGTAATACAATCTTGTAAAGATTCAAACCCGTTGGAGATATGAAAAATGTGTCCTGATGGTTGACACAAACACCAATACCATTTATGCCATCCATGTGACGTAACGGACTGTGAAATTTTAAAATAATTTCCCATTAAAATCTACTTTCACCAGAGGCATTTAAGCAATAATCCATTGCGCATCTGAATTATACTCAATAGATTCTGCTCCATCATACTCATCAATTCTAAATTGAGTTCCTTCTAGAATCCAATGAACAATTAGTCCCTGTGCTCCACCCCAATAATCATCGGGCCATTTTGTCTGGGCACACTGCATGATAGTTTCAGAACCAGCGCCATCCAATACAAGTTGCACAATATCAGGATCAAATAAGCAGTCTGCATTGGTGGTCCATGAATACCATCCAGCGCCATATCCATGGCTTACTAATACGGCTACTTTACCATCTTTAATTACTTTCTTCATTTGAATCTACTCTCACACAATTGTTTACCAACACCGGGAATGTTCTGACCATTTGGATTGGAGCTTGCTACTCGACCAGTGACAGCAACACAGTTGTTGTATGACGGGTGTAGGACACTTCCCCAATTCATTTCTTCTAGTTTCTTTGGCAGTCCTTTCAGATATGTGCCATTCATTTTCTCTAACTTAGCCCGTTCTAAAATCAATTCAATTAACTTAGCAATGTTTTTCCTAGGTTTGAGTGATCGTAAAACTGGCTCAGCTACAGATAAGTTTTCTTCATCTTGACTTATTTTAAGAGGCGATACCAATCGTTGAAAAGTGGTAATGGTTTCCACATTTTTGTATTTAATGTCACCAACGCGCTGACCTGACTTAAAGTGCCCAACAGGAACTTTTGTTGTGCGTTTAACATCGCCGCCATAAAGGATACTTGATTTTTCAGCATTTGAATTCCAATTAAGTTCAAAATCAATAAATTGATTTAGTGTGTTTTCCAATGAAATGATTTTAGCATCATACTCATCAGCTAGTTGTAAAGACTTTTCTTTGTTATACAGAAGACCATTCCACTCCATTTCTAAAAGAACCTGCAAGTCAAGCATGTGCAATTTAAACAGTTTGTATAGATGTTGTTTGTCCGTTTCAAACTGTTTCATTTGTTCTGCATATAGTTGATGTGTAATTTGCACATCCTGAACACAATAATCATCTAGTTCTTTTTCAGGAATATCACAGGTGTCAATACCTTTATCCCAATAATTCTCCTTAATATAATCAAACTTATCACCTAATCCGCGTTTTGCACAGGAGTCTTTGAGGTTGGGGAACCGAATAGTTTGATCAGAAAATAGAAACTCAGCATATTGACAATCATAGATACGAGTCCCGAAAGCAGGGACAAAACCAAACTCACGCCTAAGCCAAGACAGATCAAACTTACAATTAAAGCCAACAAACAACTTAACAGAATGTAGAATCTCATTTATTTGGCCAACGTCCCAAGGCTTTTTGAAACTTAATAACTGCATAGAATTCTGGGATATAATCTTCGCTACTAGTAGGCATACATATGTCTCCGGGTCATGTACATTACACTTATTTTTCGTGCCACCTTCAAAATCGAATACTAGTGTAGTCACATATTAATCCTCTAAATTGGAAAGAGCAATGATTTTAAATTGTGTAATGTTTAACAAAGGATCATCTTTGTAAAAATACTTAGCTAACTCCTTGACAAGTTCTTCTTTAGCCCAACCGGGCCATGAACCATTACGGATTACTTTAGCAATGTCAATAAGATGCTGTAGAGTAAAATGTCTATAGTGTCTAGATGGTCTGGTTTTACCTGGACCTTCTCCTTTAACATATTTTCTTGGCATTAATTCTCCATGTTGGTGGTAATTGACAATTAGAAGGGGCATTTTTAAACATTGGGGCTATTACAGTATCTGTATATCCAGCTAAACCACACCCAATTCTAGTAATAAAAAAATCCAATTCTGGATGGTTTTTAGCATATTCTAGAAAATTAGAAACTTCTATTTCTATGGAATGTAAAGATAATGTTTTAAGATGTTCATCTTTTGTTGGTATTGCATAGCTATTTCCTTGTCT